ATTAGGAGCATATGCAATGGGGCATAACACTGTATATGGTACTAAAATAGACAGGGGTGTTGTCCTAATGTGTACAAAAGACAATCTTTTCCAGCGTTTTGAGGTAGAAGGACAGGAATTTGTTAATTATCAACATGACTTTTTAAGAAGAGTAGATCAATATTATAAAAACAAGGCTTGACATAATATCCCACATATAATAAAGTTTCATATAGAAAGGAAAATATATGGCACAAACACCATTTATCTTTAGACCAGAAGATGAAGATAAAAAAATATATGTTGTTAAACAAGAGTACATAATGACTGTTGAACAATATGTTAAAGCAGATAATGAAGAGGAAGCCTTCAATGTATTCTTAACTGATGGCGGAATCAAATACGAAGACATTGGTAAACATTTAACAAATGAAAAGTTTGATGAATGTGAAACTGAAGTTGTTGATATAGACAGTCCTGATATTAAAATTAAATATGTTGGAACTGTTTGTCGTATATCAAAAGATGATCCTTATGATTTAATATGTGAGGATATTGAAACTGAGTATAAGGATAACGTAGTACCTTTTAACAAAACATTTGGGAGACATGCATAATGGATAGAGAAAGAAAAGCTTTGGAATTAATAAGGAATATTAAAGATCCGAAATTAAGAGCAGAACTTAGAAAAGATCTCATGAAACTAGTAAAACTTAAACAACAAAAGGCAGCTTTTGATGAAGCGGTTTTAGAATATGGAAATAAGTTTAAATCAACTAAACTACACTAAAGGAGAAAAATATGAATAAAACTGAAATAAGTATTAATAATCTTGGTTTAGGAGCCAGAGTCTTAAATGTATTTAGAATGAATAATGTGTGTATAAATGACATATTAGCTAATAAATATACTTTAAGTGACTTTGGAAGATTACCTAATATGGGAAGAAAATCTGTTAAAAAAATAAAAGAAGCTTTTTTAGATGCGGGATATCATTTTCCTGATAATAATAAATACTTTAAAGATATGAATACTCCTTTAAAATCTTTAGCTGAACATGAACAGGAAAAAAGTAATTTATATGTTGATTTAAATTTAGATGTTATTGATAAATGTAGACAGGCTTTAATATCTTCTTTTGATAACATTGTTAAAAAAGAATCTTTTTCTCAACAAGAGTTTAATAATGCAATGAATGAACATAAGAAAATACTAGATATGTTTGAACAAAATGTTAGAAATATACTTTAACCAAATAGAAAGAAAAAATATGACACTAGAACAACTATGCGAGAAGATGATGGATGACTGGAAATCCGGCAATTATACACAAGCCTATGATGATGCTGATGCCATGTTAAATGGTGCTCAAATGAGAGATATATTCATTGAGGAAGCAAAAAAGAAGGCAGATGTATCAGAGCCAGGGGAACTTGAATCATATGCAGATCATCTTGAAGAGGCTATTGACGAAGGTATTGCCAATTTACAATAGACAAAAGTGTGATATTTATGCAACAGTATAATTATCCGCTATTTTGGCTGTTTATTTGAGGGGCTAAAAATATAGCTTTATTAGGACAGCATTACGAACTAATTATTTTTGTGGTGCTTTTGAAAAAAAATGACCCGCAATATTGGCTGTTTGTGGTGTCGTGTGGAGAATTTGTGGTGCTTTTTGAGGGGCTATTTTGGCTGTTTGTGGTACTTTTGAAAAACGGCCAAAATCGTCTAAAAATGTTGCTATAGAACAATAATAGACGATATCCTATAAAATTTGTGGTACTTTTACTTTTGAAAAAAAATTTTTTTATTTTTACAAACCCTAAAAATATTCTCTTATAACACCACAAAATAGGTTAAGTCGTTGATTTATATGACTATTGTTGTTTTTAAAAGCCCCACATGGAGTACCACAAGAACCCCACAAGCACCACAAAACTCTGTAAACAATCTTTAAAATAAAATACATTGATTTACATGAATAATTTCAATTATGATCTGTATAAAATATCTTGGGAAGATATTTGTAGTGATTCTGGTTGGGCTTCAGATGTAGAATTTGATAAATTATCTGTAAGTCATTGTATTTCAATTGGTTTTATTTTTAAAAAAACTCAAAAATATTTATGGATATTTTCTTCCTATGAGATAAACGATCTTGGCGAAATTAACTTCGGAGATCGAACTGTAATTCCGCTATCTAACGTAACAACTATGGAGAAGATATGGGCAAGAAAAAACAAGACACTATCCAAGACATAATGGATAGAATTCAAGAAGATCTAGACGTACTTAGAGATAAGGTTAATGATCTAGAAGATAATCAATGTGAATGTGATTCATCAGAAGATGGACCAGAAGATTGGTCGGATGATGAAGACGAAGACGAAGAATAGTCTACTAAAATCTTTTCTTTCTTTGTAGGCTGTTGGGGTTTACCGATTCTTATATCAGTTTGTTTTTGTTTAACGTCGGACTTTAGTTCCTCAACTTCAACACCTTCAAGGATTGGAGAGTATTGATCTAGTACTTCTGCAAGTCTTCTATCTAATTCCTCCTCAGATAAATCATCTAATTTACCGGTCCTAATAATCTTTTGTTCAATGTATAATCCAGCAGCCTTACCTCTAGCAACTTCGGCATTAACTGCGGCACTCCAGGCTTTATTCTTTAAAGCTTCATTTTTAATTTTACCTAATTCTGTTATATGACTTTCAAAAGTAACGTCATATTTCTTTTGATTCTCAGCTCTTAACTCTCCAATGTATTGAACAACTAATGGATATAATTTTGGGTTCTGTAATTCTGAAGCAGTAACTGATGCTCTATCTTGTGAATACCCAGCAGCAACTGCCGCTTCTGTTCCATTCATCCTTCCCTCATTTGTAACTAATTCATGAGCGAATTTCATTTGCATTTCTGTTAATTTCTTTGGAAGACCCATACCCTAGACAATTAACGTAATTTATTGTAAAGATCAAATATATATTACTCCATAATATAATTACTGGGGTCGGCTTACGAGGATTTATCCAGATACTGGGCCCCAGGCAATAAAAGGAATAAAGATGCAAGGAAGATTTTTAAGACAAGTAATAAATAAATTTATGGTAAACTCTGAAGTTGCCAACAACGCAAGAGTACAAGTCTACATGCCAAATGGAGAAACATTTGACGTTAAAGGCATTCAATTAATGGAAAATAAAATAATTGGAGAAAGAGAATCACATAGATTAATCATTACAGTTGAGCCAACTCAATGGCATATGGGTAAGATAACTGATCGTGTTGGGTAATGCACACCTTACGTTAAATTCTTAATGAAACCAGAGTCAAAATTTTGGCAAGAAGTTAAGAAAAATATTTCAGGAATTTCATTCACAAGGCTTGAGTCTTGGGCCTCAGCTGGTGTGCCAGACTTATTGTGTTACAACAAGAATGGTAAATTCTTTACGATTGAATTAAAAGTAACTAAGGGTAATTTATTTAGATTTTCTCCTCATCAAATTAGCTTCCATATTAAGCACCCTAAGAATTCTTTCATCCTGCAAAAGTCCCTCGGTCCTTTGTCCATAAAACTTTATGAAGGATCCAAGATCCTTGATCTACATGAGCGTGTCCCTTGCACAGCTATCGCTGAAGGTTGGACCAAGGTTCAAGAACATCTTGTCAATGTGACATAATGTCGCACCCCCTCAACTAAAAACCTGTGGGCGGGTCCCACCCCAACACTTGCTTGCTTGTGCCTGCTTGCGACTTGTCGGCTTGCTTGTTAGCTACCTGCGCCTTGTGCTTGCTTGCGCCTTGCGCCTTGGATCATGGCGCTTGCGAACTCAATAAAAAACTTGCGGGCGGGTTTCCCTCCCACTTGTGAGCTTGCGCCTGTTACTTGCGGCTTGTGCCTTGCTTGTGACTTATAGAATCAAAAAACTTCTTACAGCTTCGCAAATATGAAACCGGAAGTTGCTTGTGATCTCTTAAAAAATAATGAGTTAAATCGTTGTGTTTAATTCGTTTCATTAGTGTTTACCATAAGCTATGTTTGGAATATTACGGTCCCAACACGCCCGGCAGTCCTTGCATTTGTTTTCTTGTTCAGCCGCCGGGCATGTCTTTTCTGACGTAACAACGGTAGACGTCCAGGGCCAAAATGTTGCGGCCTTGCCGTCTACTTTATGGGCAGAAAGTCGAATAATTAAATTTTTTGGTACTTCATCCGCTTGTATGCAAGCAATAATTGAAGCTTCCCTTGTGGGTAACCAATGTTGTATTCCTGGCGTAAGATTGCACACTTCGAATATTTTCTTTAAATGATCAAGTGACTGTAGATCTCCGGAATCGTGCCATCTAAAAAAACCTGTTTTAGTTTCAATAATACTTGTTGCCATGGCCTTGATCCATAGGGGATGATTAATAGAATCTAATCGGCGTTGCATTGCATTCTTTACGTTTGGGAATCTATAGCGGCCCTTTAATGCATAACAGCCCGAACAAACGGACCCTGGAATCTTTACAAGCTTAGCGCCAGTAATACATTTAGTTGCCGGGAGGTTATAACTAAAACCAGGCATTTTGGAGGGCTTAGAAAGCCCTCCTGTTATTTGTTTTAACTCTTCTTTATTCATCGTTTAACTTTTTTCTTTATTGGATCCTGCGCCCTGAAATTTGAATCAAAGCTATTTAATCTTGCAGGCGTTAACTCATACATAACAAAGCCCTTTTCTGTAGGTACTTTTTTAAACCCTAGCTTTTTTAACTTATCTATTGTTCCTTGCATGCTTTCTCCTGTTGTTTAAACCCCGAAACGATCTGGCCTCTTTATATTGGGCGCTATCTCTTTACATGTAATTAGCATGTATTCATCGGGGGACTAGGAAGGGACGTGTGATCTATTTCTCCGGAACCTTCTAATCAATTGAAATAGTATCCCATCTTATCCTAGATTGCAATCATTATTTTTTAATGATTTGCCCTGGTCCTAGATCAACGGATCTTTATAAGTCAATGCGACATATTGTCGCAGGCTAATATATACCTGTGGGCGGGACCCACCCAAGAATAAAAAAACACTAAACACCTGTGGGCGGGGCCCACCCTAAAAAAAAGAAAAAACAATTGAAAAGAATTAGATTGACTTAATCTGGGATATTATGTTATACTTCCAAATCAAATAACAACGAAAGGTATAATATGGCACAAGCGATGACTAAGTACCAACTAGACCATTTTAGAGATAAGGTTAAAAGAGAACTTGACCCTATGATTGAACAACAAGAACTACTTGTTCGTCAGTATGTATCTCAAGCAACTGATACAGCTTCTAAAAAACTTGCTAAGAAAATAGGTGCACAATCTATTATTGATAAGCTAAAAGAAGCTGAACAATATCTATTGGAAGCACAAGCAACAGCTAAAACTTTCTTTAAAAAGAAAGCTAATAACGAAACATTAAAAGGCAAACTTGATTACAAGTTCGCTTCTAATGATATTAAAGAAGATAGGATAAATGTTGCTCTTTGTGAGGAACAAATAAGAGAATGGGCTAGTGAACTTGCTCAACAAGAAATAGAAAAAAGACCAGAAGGTAAGAAGCTTTCTGAACTAAAACAAGTTAAGAGAGTGGCACTTGATACGATAATGGAAGCCCACGCCCCTGCTGAATTGATTGCTAACCTAGATAAAGTACTACAAGCTAGTGTTGGTATTGGCTGGAATAATACAGCACCAAAAATTAACGCATAAATAAAAAAGGGAACAGGGCTTGTCGCCCTGTTCCCTGTTCCGATATTCTCAATTATTTTTTTCTAGTTTCTCTATACTTTGTATCAAAGTCCTTTTGTTGTTTTCTCTCTATTGATAAAACTATCCAATAGAATAAAGCAACAAGCAACAAGGACACCGAAGCAAATACTAAAAAGTAATTGTAGATGTCCGTTAGTAGTTCATACATATAAGTAAGCGTCCTTTTCGCTAGTTCCGATAATATCAGAAATCATATTATCTGTTTTAGTTTTTACAAAAGAAATATAATCACTTTCTTTTGTGCTTAGTCCTTGCTCAACTAAATGTTGAGCAAGGGTATCAGTTATATTAATATCAATATCAAACATATTAATATTGATATTTAGTTCCTAGATTATTTAATTTATCTAACTCTTTAAATATTCTAGTTTCAAAATCTTCTTGAGGTATTACTGAAAGTATTTGATTGAAATAAGTCCAATGCAATCGTTTGCTTTCATCTTCATAAGATACTGTTCCAATATAATCTAGTTCAGTATCGTATGTTTGAACCTCAATACCATATTCAGCTTTCTTATCGTGATAGTCTAAGGCAATACTAATACTGTATACAGTACCCTCAAGCCCATTACTTACTTTTATTTTATCGCCTACTTTTATTCTCATATTACTCCTTTCCTAGTATTGTTTTTAAGAAATCATAATATCCTTTTTTAACTAGATACTCATATGCTTTCTTTTTAGTTTTTGGAAGTTTATCATCTTTTATCCAATGATAAATACTATTACGCAAACTACCACCAACTAATATGTTTGGATTGCATACTCTATAACCGCTCTCAACCTCTCTCTTTAAAGATGACAAAAGCATTTCTAACTGAAATGACATTCCGCTATCCATAATTTGATGAGCGATTTTATTTTGTTGTTTAGCTGTTTCCATATTATTACTTTCGTTGTTAGTGATTCTATTCTACTACTATCTGGGATATTATGTACAGAACAACAAGGGCAGTAATGTTGTCCTATCTATCAATTAATAGTATTATAATTCAATAGGATATTCTGTGATATATTTACCACTACTAAATACCTGTGGGCGGGGCCCACCCATCCTACTATATACATGTGGGCGGGGCCCACCCTTATATATACTTGTTGGTTGAGCGAGCTCGCCCGCCCCCCCCCATCCCTAAGGCTAGAGGTCCCAATGGGTTTACGATTTACTTTTATTCTAAGGAGGGGGGAGAGGGTAAAACAAAAATAGGGGTCCCAGACATACCCTTTAGTCTAGGATTTAGACAGTCATAGCTAATAAATTCATTATGGGTTCCTAAATTACCTATGGATTTGTACCCCCGGGGGTGGTAAAAAACATTTAAGGTACCATAAGTAACATTATGCTTGATATAGAAAAATTAAAAAAATTTAGAAATATAAATAAACTTACAGATCCTAAAGTTAGAAAAAACGCTAAGTTAGATTTGTTGATGTCTTTTAAAAAGAATAAGGATAAAAATATCCGTTCTGATTTTTTAACATTCGTAAAATATATTTGGCCAGATTTTATTGAAGGTAACCATCATCAAACAATATCAGATAAATTTAATAGATTGCAATCTGGTGATTTAAAAAGATTAATTATCAATATGCCACCAAGGCACACTAAATCAGAATTTGCTTCATACTTTTTACCAGCATGGATGATTGGGAATAATCCTAAATTAAAAATTATTCAAGCAACCCATACTGCAGAACTTGCAATTAGATTCGGTCGTAAGGCTAAGAACTTAATTGATTCAGCCGAGTATAGAGAAATATTTGATACAAGATTACAAGAAGATTCAAAAGCTGCTGGACGTTGGGAAACTAATAAAGGCGGTGAATACTTTGCTGTCGGGGTCCAAGGTGCGGTGACCGGTAGGGGTGCTGATTTATTAATCATCGATGATCCACATTCTGAGCAAGATGCTAATTCTACAACTGCATTTGATAAAGCATATGAATGGTATACTTCAGGTCCACGTCAGCGTTTACAACCCGGTGGACGAATAGTTTTAGTTATGACGAGATGGAGTACAAAAGATTTAACTGCACAACTAATCAAGGCCCAAGGAGCTGAAGAGAAAGCTGATAAATGGGAAGTGGTAGAGTTTCCTGCAATCCTTCCATCAGGAAAACCAGTATGGCCTGAGTATTGGAAGTTAGAAGATTTACTATCGGTAAAAGCTTCAGCTGGTATTTCAAAATGGAATGCTCAGTATATGCAAAATCCAACCTCAGAAGAATGGGCTATTATTAAGCGTGAGTGGTGGCAGGATTGGTATGAAGATTATGTACCTCCAATTGAACATGTAATTCAATCTTATGATACTGCGTTCTTAAAAAAAGAAACTGCGGATTATTCAGCTATAACTACTTGGGGCGTATTCTATCCAACACAGGATTCTGGTCCAAATTTAATATTGCTAGATGCTATTAAAAAGCGTGTGGAGTTCCCTGAACTAAGGCGCCTGGCTCACGAACAATATACATACTGGAAACCAGAGACAGTTTTAGTTGAGGCTAAAGCATCGGGTCTTCCATTAACTTATGAGTTAAGACAAATGGGAATACCAGTTGTAAATTACACACCATCAAAAGGTAATGATAAACATGCAAGAGTTAATTCAGTTGCCCCTTTATTTGAATCTGGAAAGATATGGGCACCTAAGAGTAAACAATTTGCACAAGAAGTTATTGAAGAATGTGCTGCATTTCCACATGGAGATCATGACGATTTAGTAGATTCTATGACTCAAGCCTTAATGAGATTTAGACAAGGTGGGTTGATTTCTCATCCAGAAGACTATAAAGATGAAGTTACTCCAAGAGTAAATAGAACATATTATTAATATGATTGATAAAAGGGCTAGTTATAGCGATAAAAATTTTGCAAAGCATTTAAAAGGCTTGGGTCTTTCTGAAGAAGAAATAAAATATATTTTAGGTGAAACTAAAAGAAAAAAATTTGAAGACGGTGGAGATTCTGGAGGGGACTCTGGAGGAGAATCTGGAGGAGAATCAGCAAGTTCTGGAGAAGGAGAGTCTACAGGAGATGCGAGTGATCAAGGAGGAACGGAGGGACCAGGAACGGATGCTGGGCAAGGACCAGGAGATACATTCGGATCTTCAACAGCAGATGATGCAGCATCAAACCAAGCAGCATCAGAAGCAGCGGCACAAGCAGCATCAGATGAAGCAACTCTTGGAATGCAACAAAGTCCTGCAACAGAAGAAACAGGAATTATGAGTTCATTAACTAACTTTGGAAGACAAGCATTTCAAAATGCAATTAATAATCCAGTTTCAACTATGATTGGAATGGCATTTGGACCAGTTGCAGGATTAGCTGCAAGAGGAATAGCTGCAGCAGTTGATGCAGCTAATAGAGGAGTTACAGGACCAAACGATCATTCACAAGAAACAGCTTCAGTTCAATCAAACACTCAAAGTACATCTGGTGATGGAGGAATAGCTACCATTCAACAATATGCACCAGCATATAATCCTGATACAGGTAATCCAACTATGGATGCATATATGAGACAATTAAGAGTTAATCTGGGATTACCAGTTTAATGAAAAGATTAACAAGAACTATACCACCTAAATCTGGACCAAACCCGCAGGGCTTGAATGTTTCGTATAATAAGGTTAAGATAGTAAACTCGGAGAAATTAAATGGCAACAATAGACAAGTCACTACCAAACGAAGTTAGAAATACAATTGAGATAGAAAACCCTGCAGCTGCAACAGAAGAGATTGTAGATGTTCAAGAATCTATTCCAAGTGTAGAAAATACTGAAATCACACCAACGTCAGATGGTGGAGTTGAAATTAATTTTGACCCAGGTGCCTTTAGCCAGGGAGAAAGTGTAAATCACTTTGACAACTTAGCAGAATTATTACCAGAAAATATTTTAGGTACATTAGGATCAGAGCTTTATCAAAACTTTTTAGATTATAAAAATTCAAGACAAGATTGGGAACAAACTTATACTCAAGGTTTAGATTTACTTGGATTTAAATATGATCAAAGAACAGAACCATTCCAAGGTGCATCAGGTGCAACTCATCCAGTACTTGCAGAAGCAGTTACACAATTTCAAGCATTAGCTTA